TCGCTAAGCAAAAAGGGGAAAGACTTAGGGATATAAGGAGTTAAGGCATTTGCCTTAGCTTCTTTTTTTATTTAATTTAGGTGGACAATATTATTAAATTACACTATAGAATTTTTACTTGTCCACTTACTGTCCACCAAATTAGTGAAAAATTTTATCAAAATATTTTTGGTATTTTTCTTTTTGTCTATTTCTCATCTTATCAGTCATATGTGTATATACTTCCGTAGTGATTCTATCGGAGGAGTGTCCTAATCGTTGTTGTATATATTTCATTTCTGCACCAGCTTCTAAAAGTAAAGAAGCATGCGTATGACGTAGTTTATGCATAGATAAACTTTTATTAAAATATTTTTGTCCTATGTACGTTAAACTATTATATAAAGAAGACAAAGAAATAATTTTCCCATATTCATCAACATGTATACTATTATATTTATTATTATATAAATCATTATTAATCAATTTATTATTATTATGTAAGCTTAGTAAATTTAAGATAGATTTTTTATACTGATTACTAAAATCGACTATTCTATCTTCTTTATTTTTAGTTAAGCCAAACACATCAGTTTTTTGATTATAAGATTTATTAATTATTACCGTTTGATTTTTGAAATCAAAGTCAGTTACTTTTAAAGCTAATGCTTCTCCAACGCGACATCCTAATTCAATCGCTGTATAACAAACATAATATTGATAAACATTTCTTTTCTTCATATATTGTAAAAATAATGGTACTTCACTTGCTTCTAACCATTGTATTTTTTTTGGTGGCTTATAGTATGGGAGCATACAGTCCGTAGATGGATTAGTTTCTATTGCTCCTTGCATATAAGCTTTTTTAAGAACATTATTTAAAAGTAATCTTGATTGATTAGCAGTACTGCGTGCATAATTCTCTTCTTTTAACCAATTTAAAAATTGTTGGTACATAATTGGAGTAATATCTTTAATAAGTACTTTGCCAAAATATCTCAGTATTCTATTTTTTATAAATAATTCATTTTGATAAGTACTATTTGAAATTTTATCTTTTCTATATACTTCTAAATATTTATCAATCCACGAAGCTAAAGACGATTCATTCTTTAAAAGCACATAAGAATTAGTATCTGATTCAACTTTAGCAGCCCATCTTTTAGCTTCTGTTTTAGTATTGAATGTTTTAGTTATAGGTTTACGTTTTTGTGTTAAAGTATCGTAATAATTAACTCGCGCTTGATACTTATTACCTCTTTTTCTAAATGATGCCATGTAAATCATCTCCTAGTTGTTAATTCTTGTTGTATAAAAATAGGGTAGACAAGCTACCCTAGAATTCACATTAATTTTTAATTTATTTATAATTAGTGGTATTTTGAATCTTTTCTAAATAAGGTGCCAAGAAATCATTCATTTCTTTTTGATCAAAATCATCATTTTCATATCGTTTTTCGTATTCTTTATAATTTTTATCTTTTTTAATTTCTTTTTTGACTTCATCAGTGCGTTTGAAAATTTGAGAATTTAAATGTTTTAGTTCATCCTTTGTAATAGTATCATTTTCATATAATGATTGTGCTTCGTCCAATTTATTGAAACGAATTTCATCTACTATATCATCAACTGCATTAGAAAATTCACTATCATCATTCTTACTTTTTTTAGTTTCAGAAACGTTTTTATTTTCAGTATTATTTTCGATTGAATTATCGCTGCCTGCTTTTATAAAAACGCCAAATCCTATGAGAAAAGTAATTAAAGTAATAATCCATAATTTTTTAGGTTTTTGTTTCTTAATTGACTTCAAAATTGAAATAATTAGTAATATTATAAATATTAGTGAAATAAACAGCCATAAACCAAACATGTTTCTACTCCTTTATTCTATTATACTTAGTACAATTAAACTTAATAGATAAGTATTTAGTTTTTGAAAAGTCTACAATATAATTATAATTTATTTTATTTCAATATTCAAAATGATTATAAGAAATTAATTATTATGAAATACTAAAAATTATCGTATATCTGAACTTTTAATTATCCATTTAGCTTTAACTGTATCTATATTAGGTTTAAAATTCATTTCGATAATATACTTATTCGTGTCAGGTACATCGTAATAAACATATCCTGAAGCAGTATTGTCTTTGTTTAGAAAATGACTAAATCCATCATTGTCATCTCCTGAGCCATACCATTGTTCATAATTTTCTCCATTTGCACTAATAGTAAAATCACCGTCTTGGAATAATATACGATCTTCATTATTATTTTTGAATTTGAAGTTTACTTTTAATGCTTTTCCATTTTTAGGTGCCATTGAGAATTCTTTATTAGGTAGGGCATATTCAACACTAGTGATTGTAACTTCAATACCATCCTTTTTTACCGTTTCGCCAAGTTTATATGTATCTTTCTCTTTGGGTTTAGAAATCGTAGTACTGTTAGTGTTGTCGTTATTTGTAGTAGACTCTGATGAAGAATTAGAATCAGTATTAACAAAGATAGCTGAACATGCAGTAATACCTATAATGATTAATATAAATAAACCTAAGCAACCACCACAACCATAGAGCCATCCTTTTTTACGTTTTTTCTTCTTAATTTCTTCTTGTTGTCTTTGATACTCTTCCAACTTTTTCCATTGGATTTGAGATTGATCTGGATTGTTATTTTCTTCCATAATATTTAGCTCCTATTCTAAGATGTTATATATTCATACATAAGTAATAAATACATTATGTTGAATTCTAAGATGTAATAAAGCTATATAGGTAAATCATAAATATAGTTAAATTCATTAGTGTAATCTATATGACTGTCTAAGCTTTCTTTTAAGAAAAGTAGATAATTTTTGGGATGAAGATTTTCATTACTAGACATATAATCATCTAAACCACTATCCATATGAGTTTTGATTACTTTCAAAGCAATTTCTGAAGCTTGCACACTAATTTGGAATATTTCAGACGTTTTGTATGTGTTTAAGCAATTGAAATATTTATATCTGATATGTAAAGGAAACAACAAGCATGATGCAAAACTATTTGCTTCATACTCTTCAGCTTTTCTTCTGTAAAAGTCTTCATAGGTAAAATGTTCATTTAAATTAATTCCAGTATGTCCCATAATAAAGTGTCCATACTCGTGAGCCAATGTAAACCTTAATCGATTCATTGGTAGAGAATTATTATAAATGATTAAAGCTTTGTTACCTTTTCTGATATGAAACGCATCTTCTGAACCAAAGATACTGGATATTTCAAAATGAGGAGTGTGAGTTTTATTTGAGAATTCATTAAAAGTCATTAGTTTGATACGTCGATCTTGCGAAATAATTTCTAAAATATCTAATGGAAAAGACAAGTTATCTAAACCATTAGATATTTTATAAACTGCCTTTGCAGCGTTATAAAAAGATTTTTGGTAATTCACTCTCATTTAAAAGCCCCTTTACTTTGTTAATTCATCCCAATCGTCAAACATGGTTTCAAGTATAGTTAAGGCTTTTTTTCTCTGTGCCTCCGTCATATTTTCTGTTGCTCGGTGCATGATAAGAATATCTTCATCTTTCTTTTCTCCAGCATACTCATCTTTTTCTCTGCCTAGTAGATAGTCAACAGATACATCAAAATAATCGGCTATTAAAGTTAAGCCTTTTGAACTAGGAGCAGATTTTTTCCAACGTGCAATAGAGCCATTTGAAAGGTTAAGCGTTCTTTCTAATTCAGCTATAGAAATACCTTTTTTATTAGCCAAATTTTGAATTATTTGGAAAGTGTTCATTTAAATATTCTCCTATTCCGAACCAAATTAGATTAAAAATTAAATTTTTGTTGACAATTAGATTTAAATCTAATATACTTTGGTTACGCTATTGAATTAGCCAAAATCAAAATACTAAAAATATCGTTGGGGAACGAGAATATTAGCATTAAATATTTAGTATTTTTATGTCTTTTGATAAGGCTTATTTAACTATGCTTATATATTAGCTTATTAATTAAATTAAATCAATAGTTAGATTTTAAATTTAGATTAAAATCTAAATAAAATGATATTTGGAGGTGTAATTATGGCAACAACAGAATTTGGATTAAGAGTTAGAACGGAGTTATTGAAGCGTAATATCACAAATAAGCAATTAGCAGATATGTTAGGAATTTCAGGTGCTTATCTTTCAGATATTTTACGTGGTCGTAGAGACGCATTCGAACAAAAGAAACGTATTGCTAAAATTCTTGAAATCAAAGAAGAAGTAAAAATTAGAATGTAACGATTAGGAGGTCTAAATGAGCAATATATCTATTGAGATTGACAATGACTTTATTAATCAACTAGTGCAAGAAAAAGTAGAAAGTATTTTAAGCAACTACAAAAGAGAAGTTGCTGCAGTGGATATTAAAGATTTAGTGACTATCACAGGTCTTAGTAAATCTACTCTAGTTAACAAAATTGTAGTTGAGCCTGAAATTGTTGAAATAACAAGACGAGTTGGCACAAGAGTTTTGTATCTATATCCGCAAGTGTTAGATGCATATCAAAAAATACTTAATCGCATAAACAACTAAGGAGATGATGATATGACTAAGGAAACTAAAGTAACGCTCATTACTGGATTTACATTTATAACAATATTCTTTGCCTTAATGATTGCAGAAGTATTTATCACACGAGCAACAGCATATGCAATATTTGCATCATTATTTATGTATTTGTTTTTTGATAAGTATTTCTTTGAACAAAAAAAGACTGAATGCTAACGGCAATTAGCAAACAGTCAAACAAATTTTAAATAAAATTCAACTCAATTATATCACAGGAGAACAAAATGAAACATAAGCTATTAAAAATTGCTAACGAATTAAACGATTTAATTATGCATAGTAAAGAGCACATTAAATGTGAGTTTAGTACTGGTGAGTGTAAAAACGAAGTGAAGGTTTTTCTTTTTCACTATTCAGATAGATATAAAAATAACTGTGAAATTATTACCTTTTTTGAACATTACGAAGATAAAAATATATTAGAGAATTTTGAATTAGCCAAGAAAGTAATTAAAGGAGAGTGCTTAATCAATGCCGAGTTTATTTGACTTATCAGCTGACTACCAACAAGTTTATAACCTTATCGCAGAACAAGAAGATGAGCAAAGTCTAAAAGATACATTAGCGAGCATTAATGACGCTATCGAAGACAAAGCAGATGGATATGTAGCAGTTATCAGAACATTAGAAAGTGATAATAAAGCGATAGATGAAGAAGTAAAACGTCTTCGACAACGTAAGACTTCTAATCAAAATGGGGTGAAACGATTAAAGGAAAGTTTACAAGAAGTCATGGAGAAAACTGGAAAAGTGAAATTTAAAACAGCACTTAACTCGTATAGTATCGCAAATAATCCACCTAGTATCGAAGTAACTAATGAAAGTCTAATTCCTAAAAGTTACTGGATAGTACAAGCACCTAAATTAAATAAAAAAGAAATGTTAGCCGACATTAAAAATGGCATAGAAATCAAAGGTGCAGAAGTTATACAAACTAGAAGTTTAAGGGTGAGATAGATGGAAGGAGTAACTCAAGAATTAAATTTATTTCAAAAAATAGCAGACGTAAAAGCTAATATTGATGGTTTTACTAAAGACGCAAAAAGTTACAACTATTCATATGTAAGTGGATCTCAAGTATTACATAGAATAAGAAATAAGATGATTGAAAATAATTTATTACTCATTCCAAAAACAACTGAAGAAAATTATAAACAAATACAAGTTACCCGCTTCAATCAAAAAGCTAAACGTGAAATTACAGTTACAGAATTTGTAGTTGAAATGAAACTTACTTATATATGGATTAATGCAGATAAACCTGAAGAACAATTAGAAATACCATTTTATGCAGTAGGTCAACAAGATGATGTGTCAAAAGCACATGGTACAGGACTTACATATGCGGAACGATATTTTTTAATGAAATTCTTCAATATCCCAACTGATGAAGATGATGCAGATGCTAAAGAAAAACAAGAAAAGTACGCAAATTCAAGTAATCAATTAAAAGACATACTACGAGATGAAGCAAATAAATTTATACAAATAGCAGAAAATAGCGGACTTTCAGAAAAATATAAAGATGAAATAAGCAAATTGAAAATGATGGACGTAAACACTTTAGATAAACAACAGATTATTAAAACTAGAAACTTAATCAGAAGATGGCTAGGAGGAATTGAATCATGATAAATAAAGTAGTTTTAGTAGGAAGATTGACTAAAAATCCTGAATATAGAACAACTCCTAATGGGATTAGCATCTCGACTTTTACTTTAGCAGTAAATAGGACATTTACTAATTCAAATGGAGAACGTGAAGCAGATTTTATCAATGTAGTTACATTCAAAAAGCAAGCAGACAACGTGAATAATTATTTAAGTAAAGGTTCACTTGTTGGAGTAGAAGGACGTATTCAGACACGTAATTATGAAAATAATGAAGGACAAAGAATGTATGTCACTGAAGTTGTAGCTGAAAGAGTTCATTTTTTAGATAGTAAAGGTAATAGTCAACAAAATAATTCATCTCAACAACATAGACAAGTACCAGCAGGGAATGCTCCATTTGCTAATGCTAATGGTCCGATAGAGATTAGTTCGGAAGATTTACCGTTTTGATAAGGTGATTGGATGAACGAAGAATGGAGAGATGTTGTAGGTTACGAAGGTATTTACGAAGTCAGTAACAAAGGTAGAATAAGAACTCATAAATATAAAACCACTTAGAACCAGGATTAACAACTACTAATATGGCTGTAAAACTAATTAATCACTTAGATATTGAATACGAGTTTATCAGCATGAGTAGAGCAAGTGAATTTTTAGGACGGAATAAAGGCTATGTAAGTAGCCGGTTAAAAAATAATTGTTCAAAGTTAACCGATATAAATGACAATAAATACAAAGTGGAGAAGTTGATATAGATGCCTAAAATAAAAAATTACATTACTCAAGATGACGGTACAACTACCGTTGTCATTGAGAATGTAGAAATAGATAATAAAACATCATTATTACTTGATAACAATTTAGAAGTAGAATGTGAAGTTAAACTAGTTGATCCATTCTTAATCACTGATAAGCAGCGTCGAAAAGTTTTTGCGCTTTGTAATGACATAGAGAATCATACAGGCCAACCTAGAGAATATATGAGAGAAATGTTTCAAGACTATGTAACTTTCTTATATGGATACGAAAAATATATTTCATTAAGTGATTGCTCAAGAGAGCAGGCTAGACAAGTTATAGAAGTGATACTGGATTGGGTGTTTCATAATAATATCCCACTTAACTATAAAACAAGTGACTTACTCAAAAACGATAAATCTTTTCTGTACTGGGCAACGGTTAATCGTAACTGTGTAATTTGTGGTAAGCGTGGAGAGTTAGCACACTATGAAGCGGTTGGTAGAGGCATGAATAGAAATAAAATAGAACATTATGGTAAGCATGTATTAGCGTTATGTAGAGAACATCATCAAGAACAACATTCAAGTGGTATTAAAACGTTTAATAATAAATACCACTTGAATGATAGTTGGATAGCGGTAGATGAAAGGCTGAATAAAATGTTGAAAGGTCAAAAGGTAAATTTTATCTATTAGATTTATTATAGGAAACTATAAAAATTATGACGTAGAAACACATAGCTCTATATTCATGTGGGATAAAGGGGAGCAGGACATTAGCTAGGAAAGTAATATAATGATTAGTTAATTCATCAATTTCTTCGCCAATGTGACTTAACAACCATCCTTTAAACATTGAATCTATAGCATTTTGTAGTTTACCATTTTCAGATGTATTTATCACGTCATCTCTAATTTCTCCAAACTCTTTAAAAGTATTGAATGAATTTGTAATTACTGGCTCCCACTTTATTTGTCTAATCGAATTATTATAAAAAAGTGTATTTTTAACATATTCATATCTTAAAATTTTAAACGAGTTATCGATTAAATCTGAATTAATATTTATATCTATTGATCGTTTTATTCGTTCAAGTACCGAATTAGAAAACAAACTACTTTTGAATTGATTTTGATAGTTTTCAATCATCTTATTTATTTGTATTAATTGCTTAGCGTTAATCCTAGAAGCTACTTTAGCAGGATTGGAATAAAAGGCATTTTCAAATGGAAAGTTCTTTGGAAGTGCATTATTAATTGTTTTTAAGTCGTTCATCAATGTTGGATTACTATTATAAAAATTTAATAAAGGTTTAATTTGAGGCATAAGTGAATCAATAGTTACAATAGTACGTTTGTAACTGGGAGAATTAGTAACTTCTAAAGCTTTTTTAACTGTAGAAGATAAATGAACATTGTGAGCATTAATATTATTTATTTGTTTTTGAATTAAATACGAATAATTTTTATACATTAAATGCACCGCCTATATATATTTAAAAGCTTACTTAAATTATATCAGAAAGGAGAAATTAAATTGTCTAATCAATTAATAGATGATTATCCTATTTTAGTCTTACCAAAGCTTGCAGAGAAAATTGGATTAAATGAAGCAATTATATTACAACAAATTCACTATTGGTTAAAAGAAAGTAAACATTTCTACGATAATAAAATTTGGGTTTATAATTCATATCCTAACTGGGTTAAACAATTTCCATTTTGGAGTGAACGTACTATTCGAAGAACTTTCGGAAGCTTAGAAAAGAAAAATCTAGTTTATGTAGGTAACTATAATAAAGCGGGTTTTGATAGAACGAAATGGTATTCAATAAATTATAGTAATTTAGAAAAACTAGTGGCCACATCATCAGGACAAAATGGCCCGACGATAGTGACAAAATGGCCTGATGCAAAAGGACAAAGTGGCCCTACCAATACCAGAGATTACACAGAGACTTCATCAGAGATTACTCGTAATAGCGCAACTGATGTTACGCAAGTTCAATTTAACCAATGGTGGAATTTATATGATAAGAAACTAGATAAGAAGAAAGCATTCAGCTTATTTAAATCAGCGCTTAAAAAACATAAGTTCGAAACTATAATGAATGGAACTCAAGCATATCTTAAAACGATTACTAATAAACAATATCAGAAATATCCTAAAACATTTTTATCGCAAGAAAGTTTTCTAAATGATTATTCTAAAGAAATTGATAAAAACACAAATCAATATACTGAAGTATTTGAAAGAGCTGCACAATCTGATATGGAAAATCTACCGTTTTAAAGGAGTGATATTGTGAAAGCATTTAAAAATATAGCTAAACCACCTAAATTTAAAAGTAAGGTTATTAAAAAAGAAAAAGGTTTGAAGTGTGAAAAGTGTAGTCGTACCTATGACTACTATGAGTTTGAAAAACAAGATGGATCAATACAAAAAGTCAAATTTGGTTGTGATTGTGAGATGAAAAAGTTTGCTAGACAATCAACTGAAAACTATCACAAGAAACAACGACGTATAAAGGCTGAGAAGATATTTAAACAATCTATTATCAATCAGTCACTAGCAAATGCTACATTTGATAATTATAAGATAGATGAGAATACTCAACCACAATTAGCTAAAGCAAAACGCATATGTAAAAAATACGCTGATAGCTTCAACTTAGACAATAAGCAATCACTACTCATCCAAGGTTCATTTGGAACAGGGAAATCACACTTATCTATGAGTATCGTTAAAGAAATTAAAGCAAAAGGTTTTACTGTTCTCTATATGAATGTACCACAGCTTATTTCAACAATTAAAAATACATATAACAACGGTACTAATATGACTGAACAAGAATTAGCAAAAATCATTAGTGATGTAGATTTGATGGTGTTTGACGACTACGGAATTAATATGAATGATTTTGCTACCAGCAAGATGTTTGAATTGATAGAAAGTCGTATTGGTAAACACAATATATTCACTACTAACTTAGATGAAAAAGAAATGACTAGAAGTAAAGATTTGCAACGTATATTTAGCAGAATCATGAGCAATACAACGCTAATCAAAATGGATGGTCAAGATTATAGAACTAAGGGGCTGAGATTTTGATGACAAAAGACAATATTAAGCTAATACTTGACTGTTCAGATATTTATGCTCAGAAACTAATTAGATGGTCAAATTGTAATGAAAAGGCATTAGTCGACCTAATTAATCAGAAATTAGAAGAACGTCGAAAAAGAGAGGCTATGATTGAATATGGGGCTTAAAGAAAATCAACCTAATGCTTATGACTTATTTGAAAGTGATGGTTGGCCTTTGTTAAGAGTGCTACCTAGAGATGATGGCTCTTTCTACTTAACCAACTTAGGTGGTATGGCTGAAAAGCACTTTAAACAGTTTGTAACAAAAGATGAACTAGCAGAGATGAAACGAAAGCATAAATTATTTAAGCAGAAAGAGTTACAACATCAAACAACGATAGATGAATTTCTGTTGTAGGAAGTGAACAAATTGAGAATAGAGATTAAATTTAATGAAAATTTTAAAGCACCTATTGGATCACCTAGGCCACGATTTAGAAACGCTGGAAGATTTGTTCAAACCTATATGCCAACTTCCTATATGAATCATAAAGATTATATTAGAAAACAAATGCCTAAATTATTACTCACTAGCAGTTTAAAAGTATCGTTATTTTTCTACTTTATCCCTCCAAAAAGTTGGAGTAAAAATCAAAAATTACTAGCGATAGGCCAGTATAAAAGGACAAAGCCTGATATAGATAATTTAATAAAAACTGTATTAGATGCAGCGAACAATAGATTGTGGAAAGACGATAATCAAATTGTAGAAATTTATAGTTTTAAACAATATGCAGAACAACCAAAAATCATCTTAGAAGTGGAGGAATTATAAATGACAAGAGAAAAAATAAAATCGATACCTAGAGTATATTTGAATGGTAAAAGCTACCGATTATGTGATGTATATAAATATTTTCCAGTATCAGATACGGCGGTAAGACGACGATATAAAAAAGGATTACGTGGTTCAGAACTAATTTATGGTAAGGGAGTCTATAAGTATGATACAAACCTATGAACGTAATGAAGGTAGATTATCTGATGAAGAATATATGCAACTCATAAGAATAAGAGCAGCACATGAAAGAGCGTTAAGGAACGAACGTAGGCAACAAAGAATAAATCATCGTATTAGATGTGAACAGTTACTTAAAGAACATAGAGTCAGTAGTAAGTGGTTTAGGTATCTAGTAGAGAATGATATTTTCCCGAAAGTTAGAAGGTAATGAAAATGCAGAATATTAGGATAATTGATTTAAATACAAATGACATTGTCAAATTTCAACTCACTACAAAAGAGTACAAAACATCACATACTGGAATAGTCACACGTGTATATGCAAAGAATGAAGGTATGCAAACAAAGTGGTATGCAGATGTAGAAAATGCTAATGGTAAAAAGTTTACCATTAATGATAATTACGACTTTATTAAAGTGAATGAACCTTTTACTCGTAAAGTTGACATGGTAGACCAGCCATCACACTATCAATTCGATAAGTTTAACGCACATGTCATTATTGAAGCGGTTGGAAAAACATATAAATCCGCTTCAGTTTTTTATCACGTAGGTAATGCACTTAAATACTTAATGCGTTCACCTAGAAAAAATGGTTTAGAAGATTTAAAGAAAGCGAAACAAAGTGTTGAGTTTGCGATAGAGAATTGGGAGGCAGAATAGAATGGCATATGATGTAGATTTTTGGTATATCTCACAAAACGCTTGTGAAATAACTTCAACATTCACTCCGTTTTCTGAAGATGAAGAAGAAAGTATTTATATGGATAACGAAGATTTCTTTGCGATGGTCGATCAATTTAGTGATGCCAATTTGATGTATGAAGCTTGGAGAATATTAAGAAGTCAATTAGAAGGAGAAAGTAAACAAAAAATGTTGGAAATCGAAAACAATTTAGGAATTGATGTTGATAAAGAATTAGAAAATATATATGAAAGATCAATGGAATGACGAACGGAGGAATAACTATGGTGTATATATACGAGCCATTCACACATACAGTAACTAAAACAGACTTATCTCATCTACACAACGTTACAGATATTCCACACAACACACTATGGTATCAAAGCAAACATGGTATCTATAACGATAAACTAAAATGTTTCTTCTCGAATACGCTACCTAGATTTAAGAAGAAACAAGAGTTTAATGAGAAAGTTATCGCAGATGATGAGATTTGGAAATACAGTGATAAATATGATCTGTATGTTAGCAACTTAGGAAGAATGAAAACGCCTAATGGCAAATATAAGTTTGGTAATGGTTGTAAAGGTGTAATCACAGTAATTTATAAGAACAATAAATATCGTGCAGCAGATATTGTGTATGAAACGTTTATCGGTGGTTTAAAGACAGGTTATCATGCCTACCCTAGAGATAGTAGATACAACAATCTTGTAGCAGATAACCTATTCCCTTCTACTATTGCTAAATACAGATTATATCGCAGAAATACAGGGCGTTCTAAACCTCTTTACTTAGTGGATAGCAACAACGAGATTGTAGAGGAGTTCGCAAGCACGGTAGAGGCACAAAGTGTATTGTTCGTTGACCGACGACATATTGCAAGAAGATGCAACAGTAGATGTGTAAGTGATGGACTGATGTATATATGGGCAGATGAATATGAGGAATTGAACGCATGAGTAGTGTCCTAAAGTTAAATGAAACAGTAAAACAGACATACAAGTATCAAACAAAAGGTAAATCGCCTACTGAAGTTCAGCACGAACTAAAGGCTATGGGCATTGAAGGGTTTGTTATTCGTATGACAAATATACATGTAACAATACGAGTGTCCAAAGAAAATAAAATTATAAATAGGAAGTGTTTAAGGGATGGAAGCAGTAGAAAATAAGTTTTTATCTAATAAGAACTACATTAGACATCAAAGACTTTATGATGGAATGCAATATCTATTTAAAACAGATGATACAGATAATTATTTCAGTGTAGTGAAACATCAAATTTCTTACGGATATAAAGAAGGTTTATATGAACTTGCAAAATGTAAACAAATCAATGGAATAAATCATCTTATAAGTGAACCAATCGGATATCTTTCAGTAGAAAAAGTATTGAAAATTATTAATGGAGAAGAAAAAATGACTAACACATTAGATCAATTAGTAAAACAAGTTGAAACATGGAGCGTAGATAAAAACTTACACAATGGTAATTCAGATAGACAAACACTTAAATTCTATGAAGAAGCGGGTGAAATAGCTGCAGCATTATCTCGTGGACAAATGGACGCATTAAAAGATGGGATAGGCGATACTGTAGTGACATTAATAATCTTAGCACAACAACAAGGTTGGACTTTAGAAGAATGTTTACAATACGCCTATGATGAAATTAAAAATAGAAAAGGTAAAACTATTAACGGTACTTTTGTTAAGGATAGTGATTTAAATTAGGTTTATATATTAGCTTTATTTTTATGTTTTTCAATTAAGTCTGCTATGGAAAGTAAGAAATCATCTTCAGTTTCAATATGAGAAGAAATTATTCCACGAGATGTTCTTAATTCTAAGTTAATTCCTTGATAGAAATAAAAATTATGTTCTAATTCAAAATAACAATAAAAGCGAGTTGCTCCATAACTTTCAATACGAATAGGTATTTGATGAGTCTTAAGCTTAGGTCCATGTTTAGTAGAAAGAATTATTCTTTCATCTGTACTACATATATTTTTATTGATAGAAATACCTGTAATAGAAATAGGCTCTGAAGAATTATTGATGATTTCAAAATGCGCATAAAAGTCACCGCCTGGAATGAAAAAACAGTTTGTTATTTGATAATTAAGACTAAATTTTTGTCTTTCCCAAGTACGTAAAACATTATAAGCACTTACGAATAATGATAATAAAGCTATAAATAAAGAACCAATACTAATGAATAACAATTTGAAAATCTCCTTTTATTTGATATAAGAAATTAAATTAATACCTTAACTATTATTAAAGCATTTTCCAAACTAAAGATTAATTAAAGAATCGAGGAGTAAAAATGACAGAATTAACAATTATAATTTTAACAACAATTTTTACATTAATACCTTTTTGTTTATATAGCTATTTAAGTAATAAAATATTAAAAATTTGTTTGTTCTTAATCGCAGAAGTAAGTTTAACCATAGCCATTACATATGCAAGTTCATACCACTATTTAGAAATGTTAATCTCATTATTGTTTCTAGTAACTTTATTCGAAATAGCTGAATTAAAGATAAAGAACAGAGAATTACAAGTAAATATGATTACTACACAAAATACAGTACGTGCTATTAAGGCAGTAGATTTAGGCGTTAAAGAAGGTGTAGTTAAAGATTATATTATTAGAGTAATAGATAATAATAATGAATTCATTGAAGTGATGCAGCAACGAATCAATGAGAAATTTTATGTGATTGAAGCAGAGAGTAAAGAAGAAGCTATTGAAAGATATAAACAGTTAAAAAATCATTCTAGTTAAATATTTAATTGTAGTTTACAATTAATTAAAAAAGGAGTTTTAATTAAATGGATTGGTTTAAAATTTTAACTTTGTTTTTAGGATCATCTGTAATTTCAACTTTCATTACATTATTATGGAATAGGTACTCTGAGAAGAAAAAATTGCATGCTGAGATTGTTTCTAAAGCTAGAATTACATGGATAAATGAAGTGAGAAAAATTTCAGCCGAATTTATTTACTATTGCCATGAATGTATTGCAAAAAAAAGAAAGCATAAAAGGATTAAACAACGAAAAAATCAGTTTATAAGTGAATGTAAAATAATAGGAATGACAAAGGATAAAATAAATACGGACTCTTACGATAATCTGATAGATAAATCTATTGAGGATTATAATGATTATATTTCTAAAGCAATGCAAAAAAAAACTGAGTTAGCTTTATATTTTAATACCTCATCCAAAAAAGAAATTAGCACAGATAGACATTTAAGAATAAGAAATAAAATGAAAAAGTTAATCGATGGAATCGAGAATTATGAAAGAAAACAAAGTAACCAATCTCAAAGTAAAATTAAGAAAAAAACATATCATGATTTGTATAGTGAAATACAAGATTTATCTAAAATAATTGGAAGCTACTTAAAAGAAGAATGGGAAAAAGCTAAGAAACTAAAATAAAATTTCAAGGAGGTCAGAAATGTCTACAACTTATGAAATTAAACCTGGTACCTTCAAATATATAGAATCAGAAATATATAGTCATTCTGAAAATAAAAAAGAAATAGATAGACTTAGGTTAGCCATATTAAATCCTACTAAACCATCTGATGAAAATATTGTTTATGGTCCATTAGAAAAAGGATTACCAGTTAGAACAACAGAAGTCATGGCAACACGATTACTTACTAATAAGATGCTGCGTAACCTAGAAGAAATGGTTGAAGCAGTTGAGTATGTGTACAATAGATTGTCTGATGATCGTAAGAAAGTTATTGAGTTAAAGTACTGGAATAAAGATAGGAAACTAAAGATGGAACAGATTGCTAGTGAATGTCATATGCACCGCAATACTGTATCAAGTATTAGAAGAAACTTTGTAAAGGCAGTTGCAATGCATGTGGGAATGAAATAAGTTTGTGCAGTAATTGTGCATTTGAAATGTATTTTAAATATATTATGATAGTGTGGATTAGATAGACTTATACACTAAGACGAAAGCTTATCTGAAGGCGTATCACTTATGTGATACGTCTTTTTATTATACCTATAAAGGTGGTGTATGTATGACTAGAGTTATAGGTAAAGGTAAGAACGGACGTAAGCAATATGAGTATGATTGGTTCTATCATTCGAAAGCATGGAGCAAGTTAAGGAGTATGGCACTTGATAGGGATAACTATCTATGTCAGAAGTGTCTAGCACATAACAAGATAACCAATGCTAAGATAGTCCATCACATTGTTTACGTAGATACTGATTTTACTAAAGCATTAGACTTGGATAACTTAATATCGGTGTGCCAAGACTGTCATAATAAAATTCATGCTAACGATAACGACAAAACGAACGAGAGAAATGTAAGAGTGATGAAAGTTTAAAAATTAAAATTGTTTTGAATTTCAAAATAAATAATTTTTATCCCCCCTACCAGGCGAGCAAAAAGCGATTCCGACGGGGACCGGCGGGGGGACCTTCGTTCGCAATGCGAATAACTTTTTCATGAAAGGGGGCTAACTATGAAAATAACAAAAAATAAGCTAATTCAATATATTGATGATTATCAAAAATCTGATGACATACTTATTTCTTTATATTTAGAAACTTACGAATTTTATTGTCGATTAAGAGATGAATTAAAAGATAGTGATTTAATGATGAGTCATACAAATAAAGCAGGTGCAACAAATATTGTTAAAAATCCACTTAGTATTGAATTAACTAAGACTGTTCAAACATTGAATAACTTGTTAAAGTCATTAGGTTTAACTCCTGCACAAAGAGAAAAAATAGTTCAACAACAAGAAGATGGTTTCGGTGACTATTAAAATATTAAATAAACCATCACCTAAACTGTTAACGACATGGTATGCCAAACAAGTAGTAGCAGGTAAGATTGTCGCAAATAAATACGTAATAAAAGAATGTGAGCGACACCTTAAATACTTAAAAGGTCATGAAAAGTGGATTTTTGATGAAGAATTAGCACATAGGCCAATACGTTTTATAGAGAAATTTTGTAAACCATCAAAGGGTGCAAATAATCAATTAATACTACAACCATGGCAACATTTTATTATTGGTAGCCTATTTGGTTGGGTACATAAAGAAACAAAGTTAAGACGATTTAAAGAAGCACTTGTATTTGTTGGGCGTAAGAATGGTAAAACAACGACTATTTCAGGGCTTGCTAACTATGGCGTGTCGCAAGATGGAGAAAATGGTGCTGAAATTCATATGTTAGCAAATACTATGAAACAAGCACGATTATTATTTGATGAGTCCAAAGCTATGATAAAAGCAAGTCCAGTACTTAAGAAAAACTTTAGATCATTACGTGATGCCATTCATTATGATAAAACGATATCTAAAATTGAACCGCAAGCATCAGACAGTGAAAAACTAGATGGACTAAACACACATATAGGTATTTTTGATGAAATACACGAATTTAAAGATTATAAACTTATATCAGTCATTAAAAACTCAAGAGCAGCACGTTTACAACCATTATTGATTTATATCACTACTGCAGGTTTCCAGTTAAATGGACCACTTGTAGATATGGTAGAAGCGGGAAAAGATACATTAAATGGAATTATTGAAGATGAACGCACTTTTTATTACTTAGCTTCTTTAGATGATGAAGATGATATTAATGATAGTGAAAACTGGATTAAAGCTAATCCAAATATTGGTGTGTCGATTGATATTGAAGTTATGAAAGAAGAGTGGATAAAAGCAAAGCGTATTCCCGCAGAACGTGGCGATTTTATTACTAAACGATTTAATATCTTTGCTAATAATGATGAGATGAGTTTTATAGACCATACAACATTATCTAAAAATAATGAAGTGATCCCTTTTGATGAATTAGAAAATCATCCATGTACAGTGGGTTATGACTTATCTGAAACGGAAGACTTTACATCTGCTTGTGCTACATTTGCACTTGAAAATGGAAAGATTGCAGTATTAAGTCACTCATGGATACCAAAACATAAAGTAGATTTATCGAATGAAAAAATACCATATAGAGAATGGGAAGAAGCGGGATATCTGACTATACAAGATAAGCCTTATATAGATTATACAGATGTATATGACTGGATATTAAAAGTGAATGAACATCATCCAGTAGAAAAAATTACATATGACAGAGCGAACGCATTTAGACTTAATCAAGAGTTAAAAAATTATGGGTTTGTTACTGAAGAAACAAGGCAGGGTGCATTAACATTGAGTCCTGCTTTAAAATCGTTAAAAGAGTTATTTTTAGATGGCAAAGTAATTTATAACAATAATCCATTATTTAAATGGTATGTAAACAATGTGAAATTAAAACTTGATAGAAACGGAAACTGGCTACCATCTAAACAAAGTCGATATCGTAAAATAGATGGCTTTGCAGCATTATTAAATACGTACACCGATATTATGAATAAACTCACTGAAGAAAGTAACACGGGAAATATTGAATTTTTAAGTATTAAAGACTTAATGGATTAAGGAGGTGATTAAAATCGCAAGTGTGAACATCTTTACTAGGATAAAGCGTAGATTAATTGATAAATGGATAGATGAAACAAGTAATACACTTTATGATTTCTCACCATGGCGTAATAAATCATTTTGGGGGAATATCAATAATACTTTAGAAACCAATGAAACTATTTTTTCTGCAGTAACTAGGTTAGCAAACTCATTATCTAGCATGCCAATTAAGTTATATGAAGAATATAAAGTCATAAACACAAACGTATCTGAACTATTAACAATTAGTCCTAATAACTCAGTAAGTAGTTATGATTTTATCAATCAAATTGAAACGGTAAGAAATGAAAAAGGTAATGCATATGTATTGATTGAACGAGATACATTTTCACAACCTAGCAAACTATATTTACTAAATTCAGACATAGTAAATATAGCAATAGAGAATAATAGTAGAGAAGTCTATTACATTATTCACGCTGCTTCCGGTAACAAACTTATCATTCATAATATGGATATGTTACATTTTAAACACATTGTAGGCTCAAATATGTTAAAAGGGATAAGTCCTATTGATGTGCTTAAAAATACAACAGACTTTGATGCTGCTATACGTAAATTCAATTTATCAGAAATGCAAAAGCCTGACTCGTTTGTACTTAAATATGGTTCGAATATTGATGTGAAAAAACGTCAAAGTGTAATCGAAAATTTTAAAAAATTCTACGAAGAGAATGGCGGTATTTTATTTCAAGAGCCTGGTGTAGAGATTGATCCAATACCTAAGAAATATGTTTCTGAAGATATTGTTGCAAGTGAAAATCTTACTAGGGAACGTGTAGCGAATGTCTTTCAACTACCTGCAGTGTTCTTAAATGCTAATGAAAGTAGTAACTTTACAAAGAATGAAGAATTAAATCGATTTTTCTTACAACACACTTTAATTTCTATTATTAAACAATACGAATCAGAATTTAATCGTAAACTTTTGACACCTTTAGACCGTAAGAAAAATAGATATTTCAAATTCAATGTAAAAGCATATTTACGTGCGGATAGTGCTACACAAGCTGAAGTTTACTTTAAAGCAGTTCGGAGTGGTTATTACACTATCAATGAAATTCGAGAACTTGAAGATTTACCGCCAGTCGAAAATGGCGATAAACCATTTATTAGTGGCGACTTATATCCAATTGATACACCACTAGAGTTACGTAAATCATTGAAAGGTGGTGATAAAGATGACAACGAAAAAGTACTTTCAAATCAAAAAGAAAACGGATAAAAAAGGCGAGATTTTCATTTATGGAGATATTGTGAGTGAAGAATGGTTTGCAAATGAAGTAACAGCACCTGGATTTAAGCAACAATTAGATGAATTAGGTAATGTTTCTGAAATAGATGTTCACATAAACTCGTCGGGTGGTAACGTGTTTGAAGGTCATGCTATCTACAATATGCTTAAAATGCATAAAGCAAAAATTAATATCTATATTGATGCATTGGCTGCATCAATCGCAAGTGTGATCGCTATGAGCGGTGACACTATTTTTATGCATAAAAACAGCTTTTTGATGATTCATAATTCATGGATTATGACAGTAGGTAATGCCAAAGAATTACGTGATACAGCAGATTTATTAGATAAAACGGATGAAGCAAGTAATCAAGCATATTTAGATAGAGCGCTTAATATTAGCGAAGAAGAACTGAAAGAATTATTAGATGCTGAAACATGGCTTACTGCAAGTGAAGCGTTAGAAAAAGGATTTATTGATGAAATTTTAGAGCCTAATGAAATCGCAGCAAGCATATCTGATGAACGTTATAAGTTATTTAAATCTGTACCTTCATCCATTACAAAACAAGACAATAATGTAACAAAGCACTTAGAAGAACAAAAATTAAGACGAAAAATTATAAAAGAGTGTGAAACTTTAAAACTCACACTTAATTTATAGGAGGGTAAACGAATGCCAACATTATTTGAATTAAAACAATCGTTAGGAATGATTGGACAACAATTATCAAACAAAAATGAAGAATTAAGTAAACAAGCTTCAAATCCTAATGTAAATATTAAGGATATTGAACAATTAAAGAGAGAAAAAGAAGGATTACAACAACGTTATGAAATCGTTGAACAACAAGTTGAAGAAATTGAACAAAAAGAAAAAGCTAAACTAAATGATACAGTCACTGCCTATCAAAAGTTAAGTAATGAAGAAAAACGAATTAAAGCAAAGGCCGAATTTTATCGACATGCATTAAAACCTGATGAGTTTAAAGCACCATCACATGAAGCTAAAAAAACTTTAACAGCTTTACCAGTTGATAATGAGAGTGGTGGAGATAAACTCTTGCCTACTTCATTATCGAATGAGATTGTATCTGAACCTTTTGCAAAAAATAAATTACGCGAAAAAGCACGTTTAACTAATATTAAAGGATTAGAATTGCCACGTGTAGCCTATACCATTGATAATGATGATTTTATTACTGATGAAGATGTTGCAAAAGAAGTGAAACTAAAAGGCGATACGGTTAAATTTGGTTCAAATAAATTTAAAGTTATAGTTAAAGTATCAGATACAATAATTCATGGTTCAGATGTTGATTTAGTAAATTTCGTGGAAAATTCTTTACAATCTGGCTTAGCGGCTAAAGAACGTAAAGATGCATTTACGACTGCGCCAAGTAGCTATGAATCTCAACACATGTCATTTTACTATGGCAACAAAGTGAAGTCTGTTGATGGTATAAACATTTATGAAGCAGTTACGAATGCACTTGCAGATTTACATGAAGATTTTAGAGAAAACGCAAGTATTTATATGAAATATGCTGATTATATAAATGTTGTTTCAACATTAGCTAATGGTTCAACACCATTATATGAAGCGCAACCTGAAAAAATATTTGGTAAACCAGTTATTTTTACAGATGCTGCAACTCATCCTGTTGTCGGAGATTTTAATTACTTTGGAATTAACTATAATTCTACTACTTTTGATACGGATAAAGATGTGACTAAGGGTGAGTATTTATTCGTTTTAACTGCTTGGTATGATCAACAACGCACTTTAGATAGTGCATTCCGTATTGCAAATGTAACAAATAAACCCTTATAATCCCCGAAATGTAGAAGTAAGACCTAATACTAGATCAGCGGTTGTATCTACAAATTAGGGGCGATGCAGAATGAATTTAGAAGATTTGAAAAAATGGTTAAGAGTAGATTATAACTTTGAAGATAGTGTAATTACTGATTTAATCGAATCTGCTAAAGCTGAATTATTATTGAGTGGTGTACCTGAATATACTGAAAGTGATAAAGAGTATTCGCTTTTTATGACCGCCATAAAGTATATTGTCACTAGAGATTTTGAAACACGTGGCTTTATAACTGAAATATATAAATCAAAAGCATTTAATGAAAAAACTTTACAATCTATGATACTTAAATTAAAAAAATGGTGAGGTGATTTTATGGAATTCAATGAATTTAAAAATCATCTTACCTTTTTTAAATATGTTAACAATGGGCCATATCCCGACGAAAACGAAGAAGAAACGCTATATAGTTGTTTTTGTAAAATATACAGTCCAGTCATAAAAGATATGGAAATATTAAAATCGAATGAAACTAAAATTACGTTGAATGTTGTTATTAGAGATGCTTCTGAATTCTATATCGTTAAATCTAATCATATGATAAAAATCGATAAAGCAATTTATAGAGATAAATTATTTGGTATTAAAGAAATTAAAGTGAATCATCCTAGAGAACACTACATCACTTTGTTGGTATCTGAAGTATGAGTGTAGAAGTTAAAGGTATGGATGAAGTATTATCGCAATTAGAAAAACGATTTAGTTCAAAAGAGTTGGTTCAAATTGAAGATGAAGCATTAAATAAAGGTTCTGAAGTGTTGTTGAAAGCATTAAAAAGTAACTTTGAAAGTTTTAAAGCAACTGGTAACACTATCAAAGAAATGTCTGTGACAAAACCATATAGCAAAAATATTTCTGTTTTAAGAGCTAAAAGTATTAAATGGAAAGGGCCAACAGGTAGATATAGAATTATTCACTTAAATGAACATGGTTATACAAGAAATGGTAAAAAATACACGCCACGTGGTTTTGGTGTGATTGCTAAAACCTTAAAAGAAGTAGAATCAGAATATCGAAATATCGTTATTAAGGAGTTGAAGAAAAAACTATGAATATTTTAAACATAATAAGGACGTTAATTCTAGAAGATGAATTTTTAAAATCCCAATTAGATAATAGAGTTTATTTTTATGAAACGTCAAAAAACGCAGACATTACAAATAGTTTTGTGATTTTAACTCCTATCTACGACGAACCAAAAACGACTGTATCTGATAACTATCTGTCTGAAGAATATTTAATACAGGTAGATGTTGAAACATATCATCATCAGAAAACAATAGATATCACAAAACGAATCAGACGCTTAATGTGGGAAAATGATTTATTACCTGCATCAAGCAAACTTGATACGTATTTTAAAGAAACAAAACGGTATGTGATGTCACGACGATATCAAGGCGTACCTAAAAATCAATATTATAAAGAAAAACACATCGATTAGGTGTGTTTTTTTATTTTTATAAAAAATTGGAGGCAAAAGAATGGGATCATATGTAGCTGGATTTAAACGAATCTATGTCGGTGTATTCGACAATAAGGCAGAAAAAGTAACAGAGTTATATACATGGGAAGATGACAAAGGTGGTACTGTTCGTATGAACATTACAGGTTTAGCACCTGATAAAGTAGACATGTTTGCATCAAATAAACGTGTATGGATTAAAAAACAAGGTACAAACGAAATTAAATCTGATTTAGAAGTATTCAACGTACCTTCTGACGAATTAAATACTGTAATTGGACGTAAAAAAGACGCTAACGGCACTGCATGGGTAGGAGAAGATACACGTGCGCCATATGTAACTGTTGTAGGTGAATCTCAAGACGGTATCACAGGCGAACCGATTTATTGTTCATTAATGAAAGGTGTATTTAGTTTAGATAACTTAGAATTCAAAACTAAAGGCGAAAAAGCAGAAGCACCTGAAGTTACAAAACTTGTAGGAGATTGGATGAACCGTAAAATTGAAGTTGATGGCAATGTGATTGGTGTCGCTTATGGTTATCACGAAGGTAAACAAGGCGCAGACAAATTCTTACAAAAAGTGTTCGTTGGTTACACTAAACCAATATTAGCAACTGACAAACACAGTGAATCAGAATTTAACGGTAACACTGATCGTGGTATTATTGACGAATCTCATCCAACTGAAGCACATGAAGTAAGTAATTTAACACATTCAGATAGTAATCCATCTGAAACACACGAAGCAACAACTAGTGTAAATCATCAATAAGTAGAGTGATAAATTATGGTTACAAAATTAAAAGTATACGATAAAAAAGACAATGTAGTGGGAGAAGCAGAGTTAAATGAAGATGGTACATCTAAAGTAACCATTAATAATCTTGAACCTAATACAGTATACCCTGAAGGTACATTCAGAGTAGCACATGTTAAAAATGAAAAGGTGTCAGATTATGTAGACGTACCCGAATTTAAAACGAAACCAACTACTACAAACAAAGACGAGGCACAGTAATTATTACTGTGTCTTTTTTATTTGAAGAAAAGGAGCTAATACAATGATTAGATTTGAAATTAAAAATCAAGAAACTGGTAAAACTGAAAGCTACAAAAAGGACTTTATCACATTAGGAGAAGCTGAAAAATGCTATACGTATTTAGAAACGGTAGAAAAGGAACGTGAGAAAGAGAAACCTGATGCAAGTAAAGTCAGAGTAAAAGAACGTCAATTACTTGTCGATTTATTCAAAGAACAAGGCTTAACAGAAGAAACAATCTTAAACAATATGAGTACAAAAACATATACAAAAGCGATTCAAGATATCTTTCGAGAAGTCAACGGTGATGATGAAGAAGATACAGAAATTGAAACAGAAGAAGCGGGAAAGACAGGAAAGTAATTTCAATAAAAGATATTTTATCGAACATTAAAAAGATACAAACGTACTGTATGGAAAAGTACGGATGGACAATCATAGAAGTAAAACAACAACCTTATTTCGAAGTATTAGACTTACTTGCTTTAAATAAAGAAGATGAAGCGTCTCAACAACAAAAAGAACAAAAATTAAGCACCGATAAAATTTACACAGGTAAAGATTTAAAATTATTGTTTGGTGGTTAGAAAGGAGGTAAATATAAATGGATGAAAAATTACAAGGTTTAACCTTAGAGATGTCACTTGATGCGATTGGCGTTCAAGAAGGTATGAAAGGCTTGAAACGACAATTAGGTGTCGTAAATAGTGAAATGAAGGCAAACCTATCTGCCTTTGATAATTCAGAAAAGTCTATGGAGAAATACGAAGCAACGTTAAAAGGTTTGAATGAGAAGTTAAAAGTTCAGAATCAAATGTTTGTACAGTCTAAAAATGATTTATCAAGATTAAATGCAGATTATCAAAATGCAGTAAGTCGTGTTAAAGATGTAGAACGTGCTTATGAAAAACTAGTAGAAACAAATAAGAAAAATAAACTAGCTTACGATCAATCTACTAATGCTATGAAAGAATCAAATGCCGAACTAAAAAAATCTGAAGCACAATTTGCTAGAACGGTAAAACGTAAAGATGAAGCATGGCAAAAGTTAAAACAATTAAGACAAGCTGAAAAAGACTTAAAAGAAAGTAATGAAGCAACCACTGCACAATTAAATAGAGCAAATAATGCGATACAAAAACAAGTAGAAAAGCATAAAGAGTTAGTAGCTAAGTACAAAGAAGAAGAATCTCAAGTTAAAAAGTTACGACAAGAAAATAGAGAATTATTATCTTCACATGAGAAAGTTACTAAAAACTATCAAACTTCTAATAAGGAATTAAAAGAAACTGGCGAAGAATTTAAGCAACTGAATACAACGATTAAAAATCACAATAAATTATTAGCAAGTGCCGAACGAAATGTAAATAATGAACTTTCAGCATTAAACAAGTTAGAGCGACAAGTTAATAAAACTAAGTCAGAAATGAATGACTTTAATCGTGAACAAGTAATTGCTAATAGTAGTTTTACTAAAGTAGCTGAACATGCTAATAAACTATCTAATAAATTTGGAGCAATCAGCGACAAAATGAAAAGTACGGGTAAAACAATGAGCGTAGGTATTACTGCACCAGTTATCGCAGGTTTTGGCGCAGCTATCAAAACAAGTGCTGACTTTGAAGCGCAAATGTCAAAAGTAGGTGCAATTGCTCAAGCAAGTAGTAGTGATTTAAAAGCTATGACGAATGAAGCGGTCGACTTGGGTGCTAAAACAAGTAAAAGTGCAAGTGAAGTTGCAAAAGGTATGCAAGAGTTAGCGTCATTAGGATTTGATGCTAAACAAACAATGGAAGCTATGCCAGGTGTAATTAGTGCATCTGAAGCAAGTGGCGCAGAATTAGCAACTACTGCACAAGTTATGGCTTCATCAATCAATGCGTTTGGACTAAAAGCTTCAGATGCAACACATGTAGCCGATTTACTTGCTACTGCTGCAAATGATAGTGCTGCAGACATTAATTACATGGGTGATGCGCTTAAATATGCTGGTACACCTGCAAAAGCATTAGGTGTAACACTTGAAGATACTTCCGCAGCAATCGAAGTAATGTCTAATTCAGGACTTGATGGCTCACAAGCAGGTACTGCATTACGTGCATCATTTATCAAATTAGCAAGTCCATCCAAAGAAGCATCAACATTAATGCAACAATTAGGTGTTCACTTAATGGATGCTAAAGGTCACTTTGTAGGTATGCCACAATTGATTGCACAATTCCAAAATGGATTAAAAGGAATGTCAAAAGAACAAAAATTAGCAACTATCTCTACTGTAGTAGGTAGTGAAGCAGCAAGTGGCTTCTTATCATTAATTGATGCTGGACCATCTAAAATTGATAAATATAGTAATGCTTTAAAAAATTCAGATGGAGCAAGTAAAAAAGCATCTGATCAAATGAAAAATAATCTTAAAGGTTCAGTTGAACAATTAAAAGGTGCATTTGAATCACTAGGAATTAAGATAGGTAATGACTTAGCACCTGCCATTAGAAAAGGGGCTGACTGGTTAAGTAACTTTGTAGATAAATTTAGTAGTATGCCTGGATTTGCTAGAAAAGGTGTAATTGCGCTTGGTTTGTTTGCAGGTGCAATAGGTCCGATTATTTTAGCAGGTGTGATTTCTAAAGCAGTAAAAGGCTATAGAGATTTAAATAAAACAATGGCTATCAATAGTGCAGAGGCAGCTATTAATGCTAAAGCAATTGATGTAGCTTCTGATTCAATTGGTAAAACTGGAAAAGTTGCTAAAAACTCTAAAGGCCACATGAGTGAGTTAGGAGATGCAGTCGGTAATTTAAGTACTGGATTTGGTGGGCTTGGTAAAAAGGTGCCAGGCGTTGGCGGTAAATTTGGTAAATTCGGTAGTTTACTTGGTGGACTGATATCAAGATTTGGTAGTTTAGGTAATGTGTCTAAATTCGCAGTTGGAGCAATTGGTAAACTAACTATACCACTCACAATTATTACTACTGTTTTTACGTTAGCATATCAAAAGTTAGATTGGTTTAAACAAGGTATACATGATTTAGGACGTTTATGGAATGAAACAGTTGGTAGTTTAGACTTCTCATGGATAGGTAAATTCACAAAAGGAATAGGCACTGCATGGGATAAAACAAAAGAATTTTCAGCTAAACTATTAGAATTGACACCTATGTTTAAAATGTTAAAAGTATCTTTTGATGGTATCCACAAAGGCGTGGCTAAAGCTACTGATAAAGTTGATGTATTTGGTAAAGGTATATCTAAAGAAACTAAATCGGCACTTGGTTCATTCGTAAATTACTCTGAAAAATCTAGTAAGATATTAGATAAAATGCGTATTAATCATGGCGAGATAACTCAAAAAGAATCACAAGAATTAACTAATTTAAATAAAAAAATGAGTGATGATTTAATAGATCAAATGAACAAGCGTAAAGATAAAGAAC